ATTCCGCCAAGACGCGAATTTGGGACAATGATACTTCCGTAACTCGCGGTCCGGCCACAATGAAGGCGGGAAGGTGGAACTCCTATGGACCTGTTCGCTGCAGGCGCCGGGTGGACGTTAAAACTTATTTCAATGAATATACCAAGAAAATAATGGCAAAAATAAAGTTGTAAAATCAATCCTTAGGGGGTGTAATGATTTATGAAAGAACCCAGACAAGATTTATCAGAGTTAGTTGACATCAGAGATGTCGTTATTGATAGAGATCTTCCAAAAGAAGAACGGATTAAATCGTATCTACAACAAATAAAAAACCCTTATTGTTTCAAAGTGGGTAACATCAAAGTTAATGTTGCCTATTCCGACACAGAGCGAACTCTTGATGATAGTGTTGCTGCTCTGTTATCGTCACTGTAATGGAAGAATTTACTATGTCCAAATCTGGTATAATGGCTGGACTGTTTCCTCGGATTATGTTAGAATAACAAACGGGCAAACTAGCGACAATCCTAGCTGTTTATTCAGATATGAGAATATACAGAAAGGAGTGGCGCAATGAATAATTGTATTGACCAACTTATCAGGGTCGCCATGTATCTTCGTTTATCGAGGGAAGATGGCGATCTTTCTTTTTCCGATAATGGAAAAAACGAAAGTAATAGTATTAACAATCAAAGAGAAATAATCCGTCAGTTTATTGAGAAACATCCTGAGATGGAATTGTGTGGCGAATACAAGGATGACGGCAAGACAGGAACAAACTTTGACCGTCCCGGCTTCAAAGATATGATGAATGATGTCAAAGCCGGAAAAATTGATTGCATCATTGTAAAGGACCTTTCCAGATTCGGACGTGATTATATACGTTGTGGTGATTATATTCAGGTTATTTTCCCTGAATTAGGAATTCGCTTCATTTCCATCAGCGAGGGATACGACTCTGCAGATCCAAATAGTTCAAATGAATTGTTATTTCCTATAACAAACATTATGAACGATAATTATGCAAGAGACATTTCTCGCAAGGTAAGAATGAGCATGACACCACGGAGGCAAAAAGGCGACTATGTGAGCAATTACGTTGCCTATGGCTATGAGCGAGACCCAGAAGATAAAAATAAGCTTGTGGTTGATAAGTATGCCGGTGCAGTTGTTAGAGATATCTTTATGTGGTTTATCGAAGGATATAGCCCCACATCGATTGCAAACAAGCTGAACGAATTGGGAATTCTTTCTCCTCTGGAGTATAAGCGTTCCTTAGGTTATAACTATGCCTCGAACTTTAAGAAGAAAAATACATCAACTTGGAGTCACGTTAGTGTTCGCAGAATGCTAAGGGATGAAATCTATATTGGTGTGACAATACAAGGCAAAAGAGAAAAGCCAAATTACAAATCGAAACTCACAAGAACAAAGAAGGAATCGGATTGGTTTCGTGTTGAGGGTACCCATACCCCAATAATTGAAAAGAGAGATTTTGACCTTGTTCAGAGACTCTTACAGGAGGATGTGCGTGCTTCTGCTCAAAATACAACTGTGCAGCCTTTGAGTGGCAGGCTGTTCTGTGCGGATTGTGGAGCTCCTATGATAAGGAAAACCGTTACCTCCAAGGGCAAAACTTATGTTTATTATATTTGTGGCTCAAACAAGGTCAATAAGGAAGAATGCAGCCGACATAAGATAAATGAAGAGTTACTACTTGAGACTGTATTGGTTGCTATTCAAAAAGAAATAGAGGTTTTGCTGAATATTGATCAGGCTCTGTCTCAGGTGGAACAATTGGCCTGGGAGAAATCTGAATTGTCTAAAATCAACGCAAACATTGAGGCACAGAAAGAGTTGATCAGAAAGAACAGTGAGTTGCGCAACGGAATCTATGAAGATCTGCAAGAGCAAATCATTTCGAAAGAAGAGTTTGTTTCTCTCCGCAATGAATTTTCTACGCGAATTGCCACAGCACAAAGAGCTTTGCAGGAGCTTGAGTCTCAAAGAGAAATTGTTTTTCAGGGACTATGCAAACAGCAAGGACTTCTTGCGAGGTTTAGAAGCTATGCCAATGTGACTGAACTCTCTCGGACACTGGTCGTTAATATGATTGATAAAATCAGCATTCACGAAAATCAAGAAATTAGCATTCTGTTTACCCACAAGGATGAATTGAAGAGTGCATTGGAGTTTCTGGAACGAGTTCGCAAGTATCAGAATAGTAAAATTATCGTGCTTCCAAAATTGGAGGTGGTGTAAATGGCAAGAACATCAAGGAAAATCAAAACTCCTGCTGAAGTTAAAATAATCAGCACGGATGAAGTGCTTGCCGGTCTATATGTGCGCCTTTCGGTTGAAGACAACGGAAAAGAAGGTACAGAATCTATTGAAAATCAAAGAGCCACCCTCAACCACTATGTAGAAAGTCGTCCTTATATTCACGTTGTTGAGGTGTACGAGGATAATGGTTATACCGGGACGGATTTTGAACGCCCAGCTTTTAATCGTATGCTACAGGATGCACGTAAAGGCAAGATCAACTGCATCATAGTGAAGGATTTTTCAAGACTTGGAAGAAACTATCTTGACACAGGTGATTATCTTGAAAAGGTGTTTCCATTTTTAGGCATTAGATTTATTTCAATTAGTGATAACTATGATAGTTCAAGTGCCACGGCAAATGAAATGCTCGGCGTATCCTTGAAAAATGTCATCAATGATATGTATGCAAGAGATATTTCTAAGAAGGTATGCTCTGCTATGAAAGCAAAGCGAGTAAAGGGAGATTATATCGGCAATTATGCTCCTTATGGTTATATTAAGGATCCTGCGAACAAGAATAAACTGCTGATAGACTATGAGATTGCTCCCATTGTTGTTGAAATGTTTGAACTTAGAGCTGAGGGAAAAGGAATCAGTGCCATCTGTCGAATTTTAGATGAAAAAGGATATCCGTCTCCCGGCAGGCTAAGGTACGAACGTGGGATTATTACAAACAATAACCAAAAGGGTTCCTCACTTCCGTGGAACCGCCGTGTTTTGAACGATTTGCTTCATAACGTGGTTTATATTGGCCACTTGGAGCAAGGACGTAGTGGACAGTGCTTACACAAGGGAATTAAATTTCATTGGACTGATCCGTCAGAATGGGACTTTGTTGCCAATACTCATCAACCTATAATCTCTCAAGAACTATGGGATAGAGTTCAGCGTGTTAATCAAGCTAAGACATCAGCTGCCAAGGAGAGTCATGGAAAGTATTCTCATTTGGAAAAGAGAGAAAATCCATACTCAGGTGTCCTTAAGTGCGCAGACTGCGGACGAGTCTTGAAACTTGTCAGCTCTTATGGAAAGCCAACCAAATCGGGCGAAGTTAAGATTTATTATACCTATAAATGCCCAGAGAATATCGAACACGGTGACAAAGGCTGTCCTAAAAAGAGTATTCGAGCAGACGACCTTGATGCCATCATTCTCGAATTATTCAAGAAGCAAATGCAAATCTACGCTGATTCGCAAAGGCTTTTGAAAAAACTATTAGCTATCGAACGTTCCTATATGAGCCAACGCACCTCACCTGCAAGAATTGCAAATATAAGAACTGAATTAAGCAAGCAAAGAGAAATGAGCGCAGCTCTTTATACCGATTATAAAGAGGGACTGCTTGGTAAAGAAGAATATGTCTACGCAAAGAAAAAGTATCAGCAGTCAATTGATCAACTGGAGCAAGAGCTTCGAGAACTTCAGGTTATAAAGGAAAATACTATTGAACGCAGTATGGGTGAGAAACACTGGGCCAAAATTATTGCGGACTTCAGTAAGGCACAATCAGTTACTCGTTCAATGGTAGAAGCAATGGTCGAAGAGATATTCTTGAATTCTGACAACGAGGTTTCGATTAAATTCAACTATGTGAATGAGTTTGACGAAATTATGCAGGAATGCAAGAGAATCGAGGAGGTGGTCGCATAATGCGGAGAGAAGTATTAGCGTTCTATATGCGATTGTCGCTTGAAGATCGTGCAAAAGGCCTCACTACTGATGAAAGTAATAGTATACAAAGTCAGAGGCTTATCCTCCAAAACTATGTTTTGGAGCACCCTGAGCTGGCAGAGATGAAAGTGGAAGAGTATATCGACGACGGTTATACCGGAACCAATTTTGATAGGCCCCAGGTTAAGATAATGCTTGACAAAATAAAACGAGGCGAAATACGCGCTGTTATTGTTAAGGACTTATCTCGGTTTGGAAGAAACTACATTGAAGTTGGTGATTATCTTGAGCATATCTTTCCTTTTCTAAATGTCCGTTTTATTGCAGTAAGTGATAATTATGATAGTGATAACTTCCTCGGAAGCACGGGCGGCATAGATCTGGCAATTAAAAATTTTATGCATCAGCGATACAGCCAGGAACTGTCCATTAAGGTAAAGGCATCTATGCATATGCTGATGGCAAAAGGCCAATACGTAAGCCATTGTCCTTACGGATACACGAAAGAACCTGGAATCAAACACAGAATGGTACCAGATCCAGTAACAGCGCCGATTGTGAAAAAGATATTTAAGATGGCGATATCAGGAAAAAAGACGACTGAAATCGCCCGTTATCTAAACCGAGTTGGCGTTCCTACTCCTCTGGAACATAAAGATTGGCAACGACCTGACATCACCAATAAGACGATGTGGAGCCATCAGGCTGTGCTACGCATAATCCAGGACTACAAGTATACCGGTGCAATGGTCACCTTCAAATGTGAGAATTTAACCATCAGAGCAAAAGCGCAGCACAGACGAAAGCCAAGCGAGTATGTAGTTATTGAGGATATGCATGAGCCCATTGTGACGCATGAAGAATATTACGCTGCGAATGATTCTCTAAGAAAGGTAAAAGT